TTATCAAGTTTATCAAATGAATTTCAGAAATGTTCCAGAAGCATTGCTAAACGTAACTTTTAGACCAAACGCTGAAATGATTGTGAATGCAAAAAACTACTATCAAAAAGTTGCTGTGATTGAAGCAGACGGTTTTGATGATGTGTTTGCTATTAGTAATCTAGGTGAAGAAGAACACTTGATTACTCGTTTAGCTCCGATGCACTCTGTATCTGTCGGTGACGTGATTGTCGATGAAGCAGGTAAAGCAGTGTTTGTCGATATGTTCGGTTTCGGTGAAGTTCAGTTTAATTAAGAGGTGAACTAGATGACAACAATCTACCAAGACATTACTAAGAGTAGCGAGTTGATGAATTCGCTAGAGAACATTAGCACTGATGACAAGTGCGAGATTACCGATTACACCAATGAAGAATTAATCCACGAAGCTAAGTATGTGTTGTCTTGTTTCTACGAGTCTGGCCATATAAACAATTTTGCTTTGATGGGAGAAGACGAGGACGATGAGTATAATCGTGCTTGGGCATTAGGTGAAGTGGGTGCATTGAAAAAACTTATTAAAAAGTGGGAAAAATAATATGAATACAAACATTACACTAAACTATTTTACTGACCCTGGACATGGGTGGATTGAAGTCCCCGTTGATATGCTGAAAGACTTGGGCATAGTTAACAAAATAACAACATACTCTTACCGTAAAGGTAACACAGCATTCTTAGAAGAAGATTGCGATAGTGCACTTCTCATTCAAGAATTGACAAAGAACAATATTACATACACACTTAATCAAAAACACACCAATAACGATTCAAAAATTCGAGACTATTACAGTTATTATGCTTGACCTAAATCTTAAACAAAGCACCATTTCAGGAATATATCATGGCTAAAAGGTCTAATTTTGAAAGGGTAGAAAGAGATTATTACCCAACACCTTACGAAGCTGTGAAGCCACTATTGTCACACTTACCTAGTAGCTTTACATTTATAGAGCCATGTGCGGGCGATGGAAGATTAATTAAACATATTAATGCTAACTGCATTGATGCTTACGACATAGAGCCACAGTCTAGTGCTGTTAGGGTTGGGAATGTGTTTGACTATCCTACGATAAAACCTGATTATTTTATAACTAATCCACCTTGGGATAGAAAAATATTGCATCCAGCTATTGAACACTTATCTTTCATAGCACCAACTTGGTTATTATTTGATGCTGACTGGGCGCATACAAAGCAATCAAGTGAGTTAATTAAAAGATGTGTAAAGATTGTGTCTGTGGGTCGTGTTAAATGGATAGAAAATAGCAAGATGACAGGTAAAGATAATTGTGCATGGTATTTATTTGATAACACATTTAATGGAAAAACTGAATTTATTGGAAGATAACAAAATGCTTGACCTAAATCTCAATTCATGTATAATGTATCTGTTGTCGTGATTAATTAATGAGAGGTATTTTGATATGTTTATTTGTAACCAATTAGTTTTCAATAACGTAGATAATGCAATTGCTTATGCGAATGCTTATTATGCAAAATATAAAGTTATTTTAGGTATAGCGGAGGTTAACTAGATGCCAGCTTATATTAAAGGTTTAAAAAATAGCCAAAAAATTCGTGTTATCATCAATGAAGTAGTTCTCAACACAACAGTTAAAAATGTTTTTGATATTTTAGCCAACGCAAATCATCGAGTTGCTGTGTCAATATTCCTATCTAAAATAGTGCAAGAAAAAATTGTTGGGTTTGGCGGTAATTACGGCCAAAACAATATCCAAATCAATTTAATTGATAATCAACACACATATTTCGCTTGACCTAAATCCTAATTCATGTATAATGTATTTGTTGTCGTGATTAATTAATGAGAGGTATTTTGATATGAATATGAACCAAGCGTGTGAGATAGTTCAAAAAGTTGCCGACGATAGGGGTATGCCTATATTAGAAGCTTTAATGCAATATGTCGAAGCGGGTCGTCGTGAAGCGCCAAATTATTGGCCAGACGAAATTGAAGCTTGTGAAATTTTTATGAATGCCGGTGCGCGTATGTTTGCTCCAGCCTAATTGAGAGGTAAATTTATTATGATTACAGAATTCAACAAAACAAATCTTAACACCGTTCGTGCAGATATTAATGCGTTACTAGCAAAATACGGTTCTGATAACGGTATTGATTTTGATATCGGTAATATCAGCTTCAACGGTAGTTCATTCACAACAAAACTAAAAGCCACTGTCAAGGGTGCAGTCACAAAAGAAGACATTGTCCTAAATCATGTTATGGCTGTCAAGAATTTAGCCAAAAAATCTATGTGCGGTAAAACATTGATTGAGTATAACACTCGTGCGGGTAAGTATCCATTCATTTACCAAGATGCTGTAGGTAAAAAATTCAAATGTTCTGAAGCTCAAGCTAAAGTATATTTCCAGTTTTAAACGCAATGCGTTTTACAAGTTTAGGGTGTTGCTATAATTTTTTATTAATGTTACTACTAAGGGTTAGCAGTGCTTAGCAACATCCTAAAACTAAAAAATAAAGGTATCAGAGTCTTGACTTTGGTACCTTTTTCTGTATAATGGTATCTGTAGTGATTGATTATTAATTTTATTGAGAAGGAATTATATTATGAATATTTCAGTGATACTAAATGAAGCCAACAAAGCGGCAAATGATGCTCAAAATGACTATCTTGCCCAACACGGTGAGCAAGCCTACTGCGGTTTTGCTTGGGTTGATGTGTATGTCGAACGAGTTAATTCCAAAGAAGCCAATGTCTTAAAAGATATCGGTTTCAAAAAAGATTACAGACCAAAAGTTTTAAACTTGTGGTCACCCGGTAATTACAAAGGGCAAAGTATGGATATACTTTATGCTGGTGCCCAAGCTTTTGCTAAAGTGTTACGTATGCACGGTTTCAAAGCTTACGCGGGTTCACGAGCAGATTAGTATTGACAAATAATCCATTATCTGTATAATGGATTATGTAGTGATTGATTATTAATTTTATTGAGAGGGACTTATATCATGGCTTACATGAACCAAGAAAAGAAAGCTCAGATTGCTGCTTTAATTAAACCACTTCTAAAAGAATACGGACTGAAAGGTACCTTATCTGTCCACAACCACAGCACTATAACTCTGAACGTTAAACAGGGTCCAATAGATTTTATAGCTAGTGCGAACGAAGTCATTGAAAAAAATTCAGGTATCCACGTAGATGGTGTTAAGAAATATCTAGATGTAAATGTGTATTGGGTTGCAGAGAACTACACAGGTGTTGCCAAAGAATTCTTGTTGAAAGCAGTTAAAGCCTTACAGGGTGCTAATTACTATGATAAATCAGACGCCATGATAGACTACTTCGACACTGCTTACTATTACGGTATCAAAATCGGTAATTGGGACAAACCCTATAATTTAGTGAAATAGTTAATGACTGACGATGACATAAAATCGCTAATCAAACGACGTCGGTCTCAAATGCTAGTGCACTCTTACTTGTATTATGAAGCCGACGATTCTATTATATCCGATGATTTGTGGCAACAATGGGCAAATGAATTAGAAAAACTTCAAAAAGACAATCCCAAATGTTGTAAGATAAAATACTACGATAAAGAATTTGAAGATTGGGATGGTACCACGGGTAATCATTTACCAAGACATATAGTCGTAGAAGGTCTTGCTTTACAAGTTAAAAGAGCTTATGATAACGTTAAACCTAAAAAACCATGACTAAAAACAAAAAATTAAATTGAAGGGAAAGATAATGACTAAATGGATATATTATTTATTGGGAATTTACTTAGGAATACTTATAGGGTATTTAATTTGGTAATAAGTATGATTATTCATCCTTATATACCTAAACGTAAATCTAAAAAACCTAACGCTAAACAAAGAGAGCTTAGGGCATCCTGGGAAGAGATTCTAAAAAAATATGATGTTAAGCCGAGCAACAAAAAAATTTCTAGCAGACCTAGTGTTTCTAGGCCTATTCGTGCTGGTTCTAGCACTAGTCATATTCCTAGCTTGGATAGTGGCATCGGGATGACGCCTAAAAAAACTTCTGAATATACTGGTGATGCTATGATTGGTATTTCAGTATTACATAAATCAAACGGTATACCTGTATTTCGCCAAGAAGATATACTCGATATTGGCAAGATGAGGAGATAAGAACATATGGTTGATTTAAGACTTGGTGATTGTTTAGAAGTAATGAAGACTATGGATAGCAATAGCATAGATTTAACTGTTACCAGTCCACCCTACGATAATCTACGCACATACAATGGGTTTAACTTTGACTTTGAAGGCATAGCACAAGAGTTATATCGTGTTACAAAAGATGGTGGTGTAGTCGTGTGGATTGTCGGTGATGCTACCGTCAAGGGTAGTGAAACTTTATCATCGTTCAAACAAGCGATACATTTCAATGAAATTGGCTTTAATGTGCATGACACAATGATTTGGGAAAAACCTAATTTTTCTAATCCATCAACAAATAGATACCATCAAATTTTTGAATATATGTTTATCTTTTCAAAGGGTAAACCAAAAACATTTAATCCTATACTAGATGTAAAAAATAAACATGTTACTGGTTGTGTTGGAAAAAATACTGGAAGACTCCCTGATGGTAGAATGGTTGATAGAAAAAAGAATTTAGGTAGAGAATTTGGGATGCGAAGAAATATTTGGAGAAATAACACAGTTGGTCAAGACTTCATGTGTAAAAAACCTCCTCATCCTGCCATGTTTCCAGAAAAGTTAGTGCACGACCATATCGTTTCTTGGTCAAATGAAGGTGATACTGTGCTAGACTGTTTTCTTGGTAGTGGCACAACGGGTAGAATGTCCAAGAAATTAAATAGAGACTTCATTGGCATAGAGATTAGCCAAGAGTATCTAAACATAGCAAAAGAAAGAATTGAATCTTTTATATGAAAAAAGCATTTAGCGTTGTAAAAATTGAAAGTAAATTGTCGTATCCATTTTTATTGGATATACATTACGCAAAAAGAATTCCAAGTATTAGCTACGCATACGGCATGTATGATGACGATGAGCTAATCGGAGTAATAACATTTGGTTCACCAGCAAGTCCATTTTTATGTAGAGGTCTTTTGGGTGAAGAACATAAAGAAAAAGTGATAGAGTTGAATAGACTATGTTTAAAATACAATAGAAAAAATGAAGCTAGTTATCTTATTGCAAACGCAATTAAACTACTACCATCACCTAAAGCTATTGTTTCTTACGCAGATACAAAACAAAATCATTTGGGCGTAATATACCAAGCAGCTAATTTTATTTTTACTGGCACGACTAAATTGAGAACTGATATGGCATCTCAAGACGGTAAACATAGCAGACACAGTTTAGGTGACCCAACAAAAAGAGTTGTTAGAAGTGCAAAACATAGATACGTATTTTTTCACGGGAATAAATATAGAAAAAAAGAGATGTTGTCGTGTCTAAAATATCCAATTTTGGATTATCCTAAAATACAAAAACAGGAGTGATTATGGAAATGCTAATAATATTTTTATGCTTATGTGGCCTAGTTGTAGTGGGCATGATTATTCACTTACTATCAAAAGATTCTACAATTTCAGGTGGATGCACAGGTAACTGTAACCAAGGTCGTCGCTGTGATTGTAAGGATATAAAATGAAAACTATAGTGCATGTCAACCAGCATAACGTTAAACACAACTCTAAATTTCCTGAAGATAGAAAACCTGTCTTGACTGTGAAGACGTATAAGAGTAATATATACGCTAATGAAGTAGTTATTAAAGGGGATTCGAAAATCGTATACTCTCCTGATAAACCACTATCTTGCGGCGCCAAAGTTTGGATAGAAACCGATGGTGAAGTAACTACATTTTAGGATTGATAGTAATGAAAATAAAATTATTGAGTGACCTCCACATGGAAGGTTATAAGTTTACATATGAATACGCTGGTGAAGATGTAGTTGTTCTTGCTGGTGATATCCATACTCGTAACCGCCACGAAGAAATCATTTCACAAATACATGCCGCACAACCAAACCTAGATATCATCTTCATTACTGGTAACCACGAATACTATGGCGAAGAGTTCTCTGCTGTTAATGAGTGGTTCAGTAATCAAGCTGAAACCCATAATCATGTCCACTTCCTTGAAAACTCAAGCGTCAAACTAAATGGTGTAAACTTCTATGGTGGACCCATGTTTACTGACTTTAAGTTATATGGTGAATCTTCTGCTCACGACTCTATGCTAATAGCTAGGAATATTGCAGACTTTCGATATATAGAAACTAATGGAACTAGGTGGGTAGTCCAAGACCATATAGACGAGCATGCTAGATTTGTTACTGGTCTAGAAAAGTTCTTACAACAAGACCACGAGAAACGCGTAGTCATATCTCACTTCATGCCATCTGAAAAAATGAGTGATCCTAAGTACGCCGGTGATGCCATGAACCCTTTCTTTATAGCGAATATGGAGAAATATATGGGATGGAAAGGTCTTTGGTTGTGTGGTCACGGACATAGTTCTGGTGATGTTATGGTAGGTGATACTAGAATCGTAATGAACCCACGTGGTTATGGTGATGAGAATGTTTGGGGTTTTAATCCTAATTTAGTATTGGAAGTTTAAATGAAAAAAGAACTTGACGAGAAACTATGTAATGACCACCCTTTAATATTTGCTAATAGAAACGCAAGTATGCAATCAACAGCAATGTGTTGGGGATTTGATTGTGGTGATGGTTGGTATAATATCATAGACAAACTATGTGAAAACATTCAACAACATATCGATTGGAACACTAAGAATATATCCGACGCAAAACGATACAACAATGCACTATCTTTATACCAAAAGAAGAGAGACGATTCTGAGCTAATCAAATGGTATAATTATGGTAATGGTGAACCCAACGAGGCGTGCCTAAAAAGGGTTAGAGATGCCGTATTTAATCCTGTGCGTAAGATTGCTCCTAAAAAAATACATCAAGTAGTAGCAACTCAAGTCAAAGAGAAGTTTGGCACTTTGAGATTCTACTATGAAGGCGGCGATGAAACCATTCACGGCATGGTGAGTATGGCAGAGAGTATGTCATCAGTAATGTGTGAAACGTGTGGTGCACCAGGAGAGTTACGGGGTCTTATTTGGAGATACACTTCGTGCGAAGAACATAGTAGAGATGCAATCGTCAATTATGACATGCAACTTGAGTTGTTTTAATTTTTAATTGAGAGGATATTGATATGAATATGAAAGAAGCTTTGTTAATAGTTGGTATGGTTTCGTTGTATGCTTTTTTAAATTACTTATACGGTAGTGATTACGAGAACGTCTTTAAACTTATTGGAAATGTTGCGGTTGGTTGGATGATTTGTGATATCGTGACTACTGCACCTAAAAAATAACATTGACTTATAATTTTAATATAGTATAATATGGTAAAAGTGAAGAGGAAAATAAATGAAACAAATTAATAGTTCAGACAGGCTTATTAAGATAATAGCTGAGAGTGATAAATGGAAAGAAGTGATATACAAATTGCTTTTGACAGAATCACTATCACGCAAAGTGTGTTGTGATAGGTTAAATTTAACTAAGAATCAACTAAAACATCACACAGAATATCTGATTAAAAACAAGCACGTCAAAGCAACTAAAGGTCCATGTAAAATTTATAATGGTATTAGAGTGGATATTCTACAATCTAATATCAACCATCCATTTATCGCAAAATCTTTTGATGAAATAAAAGCCGAGAAATTGGCAGAAATTGCTAAACAAAAGATAGTGAATAAACACCTTACGGTTTATAATCTTCTCGATAGAAAAGAACACAACCATGTTAAATTATCTGATAAATCATACAGACCACACATAAAAAGTAGTTTTAACAGTATCTAATTTGGGACATATATCCATATGAAAATATTAATGCCGTATATTAATGTTTCTGGCGAGAGCATAGAATCCGATATAATTTCTGGTGGAACAGAGTTATTTTCTAAGTTAGTATACGAAAACTTTGATGTTGAAGTTGTCAATATATCTTGGAACACCACGAGAGACGACAATAAAAAATATGTTGAACTACTCCATAGCGTTGCTAAAGAGAAAAAAGTTGATTTGATTTTAAGTAATAATATCAAATCTGTTTGTCTGCGCTCACTCAAAAATTTTGGTATACCTATAATGCATATTACACACACGAACTATGGTAATATAAATTCAAATGATATTCTCAATGAAATGACTGATTTGGGACACTCTCTGTATGCTGTTTCCAATTCAAACATGGATTTTCTAAATAAAAAATCAAAAAGGTTAAATTTACCAAACCTAAGTTATTCTGGAATAGTTAGTCCTGCTTATTGCATGTATGATGTGCCTGTGAACAAAACACCACAAAATACTGTAGTAACTATAGGTAGAGCGAATAGTTATAAAATGCCATTTTACATTATTCCAAAATTGAAAAATAGTAAATATAGCCCATTGATTATAACTAGTCAAGGTGAAGACGATGATTCTATCAAGTATTATGCTTCTAATAAACATCATCCACACATTTTAAATGTCAATCACAATGATGTTATAGAACACCTTAGAAACTCAGTTGCATCCGTTATTACTTGTCCAGTAGAAACTTTCGGTATAACTGCACTTGAATCACTATCTGTTGGCACACCTATATTAATACACACTAACAAATCAGGTAAACACGCAAGTGCTGAGATAGTCGATAATCCAAACTATTATGTTTGTTTTAGTGGTTCTGATACTATTGAGGATAAGATAGACCTGTTATCCAAAATCGATAGAATGGAAATCAAACAGAGAACCCAAGAATTACATTCAAAAGCTAACTGGATAAAAACTATGTCAAATGCTTTTGATAAAACTATAGAAATCTATAATAAAAAACATTCTTCAGATTCTAACCTTTCTCAGTTTTTTATGTGATATGCAGAATCCTATTTTTTTATTTGATGTCGACGGAACATTAACGCCAAGTAGAGGCAAAATAGACAAAAGTTTTGAGCTTTGGTTAAAACAGTTTATGTTGTTAAATAAAGTTGCTTTTGTTACGGGAAGTGATATAGATAAAACTATTGAGCAGCTTGGCACAGAACTAATGTCTTTAGCGATATATTCATTTAACTGCTCTAGCAATACCATTTATGTAAAAAATAATTTGATTTATCAATCTGACTGGAAGTGTCCTGAAGAAATAATAGATTATTTACTATGTAAATTAAACGAAAGTGTGTATAATTATAAGTATGGTAAACATATAGAACCTAGAATAGGTATGATAAATTTCTCTATTGTAGGTAGAAACGCTTCGATTGAAGAGAGGAAAAAGTATTACGAGTGGGATAAAATTCACGGTGAGAGACTATCTTTAGCGAAAGATATAAATTCTAAGTGGAATAATATTCAAGCTGTTGTTGGTGGTGAAACTGGTGTAGATATATTCGAAAAAGGACATGACAAAGCCAGAATACTCAAACACTTTGAAGAACATCAGAAGTTTGTATTTTTTGGAGATAGTATGAACGAGTCTGGAAATGATTACTCACTTGCCCAAGAAATACTAATGAATAACCGGGGTATTTGCCATACAGTAAGTAACTGGAATGAAACTTGGAATATATTGAGAGAAAAATATGATAGCAAAAATTGAACCCGATGAGAATGGTGAATTGTATTTGGTGTTTCCTGAAGGTGCCATTGATGGTCTTGGTTGGCAGACAGGCGATAAGATTATGTGGATTGATAACAATGATGGGAGTTGGACATTGAGAAAACAAGAGAATAAAAAAGAATATGTGGTGATTGACGCTATTCAATCGTTTAGAGTTAGATACGTTGTTGAAAGAGATTTAACGAATGACAACATTGAGGATGTTATGAATTCTTTGGATAACATCGACACAAGCGTATTAAAAGAGTTTTCGCAAAAATACATAGGCGAAAATATTAGTAGTGTTAGAGTTATAGATACTGTAGATGAAGTCATTTCGTTATGTGATATAGATAATGATTACACCAAGTCATGGAATACTGACCATAAAATAAAAACATTTATTAATACTGAAAACGATTATGATGCTGAAGCTCTTTAACGGCAGAAATGGTGTTATAGGAATTAATCCCATTCACGTCATGACAGTATACAAAGTGGGCAATGAAGTTCTGGTTACATTAACGAACGGTGACCAGCATTTATTAATTGATGATTTTACTTTCATTATTGAAAGTTTGGATGTATAATGAGACTTATGAATATAATACCTGAATACACAATTGCTTTTAGTGATGACAAAGGTGTTGTCGCTAAACTAAATTGGTCATCTGGCTCAATGGTAGTAGAAGGTAATTTAGAGCATGGCGCTGAGATATTTTTTGATTATCTAAAGCCATACATAAACTCATATATTGAGAAGCAACTAGCATTATCTAATGAAACAATAAAATCGTTAGAGGATAAATTGTATATGTCTAGAATACAAAATGACATATATAAGAAAACACTTGACGAATTTTAATAAAGAATTTAACCTTGGACCGTTAAATACTGGCGGGATAACCAGTCTAAAACCCAAATTACTATGATGTATCTTTGATTCAACCCAGTTCAGTTACACCAAAATAAGTTCCAACTAACTGTAAGTCGTAAGCAAAAAATCGCTTTAACTAAAAGAAAGGAAAAACCTATGAGGGTATTATTAACTCTTGCACTATTAACCGTATCGTTTAATGCTTTTGCTTCAAGCGATATATCTTATTATGAAGAAAAACAAATATCGTGTTTAGCACAAAATATATTCTTTGAATCTAATACAGAGTCTAAGAAAGGTCAATACGCTGTCGGTATGGTAACAATGAATAGAGTAAAATCTGGAAAGTTTCCAGACAGCGTGTGTGGTGTCGTTAAGCAAAAAGTAAAAGGCTATTGCCAATTTTCTTGGGTATGCGACCCAGTGAAGAAACTAAAAGATATTAAACACACAGACTCATACCAAAAGTCTTTACACCTTGCCAAACATATATATCTAGAGCACGACCAGATGCCTGATATAACTAAGGGTGCTATGTATTTCCATACTGTTTACGTACAGCCAAACTGGGTAAACTTGAAGAAAACTACTAGAATTGGTCAGCACATTTTTTATAAACCTAAAGATAGGAAATACGAATCATGAAAAAAACGTTATTAGCAAGTCTGTTAGTATTATTACCAACATTTGCATATGCACAAGACTATGTGTATAATTGGAAAGTTGAGAAGGTTCTTGATGGTGATACCGTTAAGTTTCAAGTGCCTTTCTTACCACTACCACTTAAACCTGTGTTATCTGTTCGAGTATTAGGTGTTGATACACCCGAAAAGAAACCACGCAATCACTGTGATAAAGAAGATGCAATGGCCCAAAAAGCTTCAGCATTTACTAAAGAAGCGGTTGCAAAGGCTAAAGTAGTTCAAGTAAAATTAGATAGTTGGGATAAGTATGGTGGTCGTGTATTAGGTGATGTCATCTTAGATGGTAAACCGCTATCACAGTTACTAATTCAAAACGGTCATGCTCGTGCCTATTTTGGCGAAAAGAAATCTGATTGGTGTATTTAATTATTAGGAGTTATTATGTCTGTTGACCAAGTAAGCGTTAATGTGTTATCTAATCCTGCTGACCGTGATAAGTTACTGGGAGTTTTAAAAGAATTATCTGCCTCTATGGCTAGAGTTCAAGGTGAGCGTAGTTTCATGAAAGAAGCTACTGCTGATATCTGTGAGCAGTTGCAGATACCAAAGAAACTAGTATCAAGAATGGCTAAGGTATATCATAAACAAAATTATGATGAAGAAGTTGCTGTGCATGAGCAATTCGAATTGTTGTATGAAACTGTAGTGAAGTAACATGGCAGTCAAAGCATCCAAAGAAGAAATTCAAAACTTCTCTAAAGCTATTGAAGATATAGTTAACAATACTCAGTATAATTATATTGAAGCTATTGTTGAGTATTGTAAAAAAACTGGATTAGAAATAGAGGTAGCGTCATCACTGATATCTTCCTCACTAAAAAGTAAAATTCATTATGATGCTCAACGAAATAATATGCTAAAAGAGAAAACGGTGAGATTACCATTTTGACAGGTTATGAAGCATTTTGTCTATACACTGGATTGAAACTACACTTTACTAGTTCATACGATTTTTTTAAGTATAATGGTAAAGTGCGAGTGACAATTGATGCGTTTGATAATCGTAAAGACAAATACTTCTTTCATAGGTTATCTAGAAAGTATGATAAAGAACAGCTTGAGCAGTTTCTCATTGCTAACTTTCTCCACGACCCCGGTGTTTGGATTGGTAAACTACTAGACGAAGAAGCGAATACTCGATACGTAGAATATCAAAAGAATATACAAAGCTTATCTTATATATTTGAAAATGAGTGTAGAGAGTTGTTTTCTATGCTAGAAAATCCAAACGAGATACTAAAAACTTCAGGTGAACATCCTGTTCTATTAAAAAAAGCATTACGAGGCGAAGTGTCTATTCAAACATTACACATACTAAATTCGATATTAAACTTTTTTCCAATGTGGAAAAGTAATATTATAGACACCATTGTTTGGCCAAATTATGAGAAATTAATTTCAAACTATAGCGGTTTTTTGAAGTTTGATTTAACCAAATATAAGTTGATACTGAAAAAGTGCTTGACTTAAGTTCTAATAGTGCTATAATAATATGTAAACGAAAGAGAGTATAAATTGATTAGAAAAATATATTTAGATATGGACGGTGTTCTGTCTGATTTTGAACGACGTTTCCGAGAACTTTTTAATATTGAACCATCTTCTGTTAGAAAAAACAAACAATTTTCAGAACACTGGACTATGTTTGTTGAAGGTAACAACTTCAATAGCTTAGATTACCATGACGGTGCATTAGAGCTACTTGATTATCTTGCAAATAAAAATATTGAGATTGAGATTTTAACTTCAAGCGGTGGTGAGAAATATCACGATATCGTTGAGAAAGATAAAATTGTCTGGTTATGTGAGCGAGGTATTCCTTATCATCCTAACGTAGTTTCAAATAGAAGCAAGAAAAAAATGTTTGCTGAGCCTGATGTGTTGTTGATTGATGACCACGCAGACAACATTAAACAATTTTTAGAAGCTGGTGGACAAGGTATCTATCATAAAGATGTAAAAGTCACTATCGCTAGATTAGAAGAATTGTTAGCTTAATAAAGATATAAATACATGGTTGATTGATAATTTCAGTCAACTTAAATAATTTTAACTATAGACTTGCAATCTATGAAGTCTATGGCTAAAATATCATTATGTAATCTGTGAATAAATTACATATATTTTTTAATACATTTTTTATACGAGGTAATACTATGTCAGATTTTTCAAGTCTAAAACGCAATCGAGATGGTCTAGATAAACTAACCAAAGCGATTGAATCCACAACACAAAATCCAAACACAAACTCAAGAGATGACGACAGATACTGGAAACCAGAAGTAGATAAAGCTGGTAACGGTTATGCTGTGATTCGTTTTCTTCCTGCACCAGCAGTTGATGGTGACGAAGCTCTTCCTTGGGTTCGATATTGGGACCATGGCTTTCAAGGCCCAGGCGGTTGGTATATCGAGAATTGTTTAACAACTATCGAAGGTAAATGTCCAGCTTGTGAACATAACTCTACATTATGGAACTCTGGTATTGAAGCCAACAAGAAAATTGTTAGCACACAAAAACGTAGACTACACTATGTTTCAAATATTCTAGTTGTATCAGACCCAGCTCATCCAGAAAATGATGGACAAATTAAATTGTTCACTTTCGGTAAGAAAATCTTTGATAAACTTACAGAAGCAATGAATCCAGAATTTGCAGATGAAACTCCATTGAATCCATTTGATTTGTGGGAAGGTGCGAACTTCAAATTAAAAATTCGTAACGTAGAAGGTTATCGTAACTACGACAAATCAGAGTTTGCCGACAAGTCACCAGTGCATGACGGTGATGACGCAAAATTAGAAGCGTTATGGAAAGCAGAACATTCATTGACATCAATAGTATCTAAAGATAACTTTAAATCCTATGATGAATTGAAAGTTCGATTAGATAAAACTCTAGGCTTTTCTGGTAATCTAGCATCAACTCCTATGTCACGAGCTGACCAAGAAGATGATTTTACATCACAGTTTGAAGAGAGAGCACCAAAAGTGCAGTCACCAAGCACTCCTGAAATTACA